CTCACCGCCGCGCTCGAGGCGTTGGGAGGTGCCTCGTGACCGAGGACGCGCCCCCCATGCGGCCACAGGACCAAACCAACTTCCTCCTCGGACAGTTGACCGGTCAGGTGGGTTCGTTGCAGTCGTCAGTGGAGTCGAACACGAACACCCAGGCCGACCTGAACAACTCTTTCAGGGCCGGCATCGAGAAAGCCCAGTCGACCGCAGACCGGGCACTGTCTCAGACCGAGATGGTGGCTCAGCGCATCCCGTTGCGAACGCCCTGGTACCAGATCGGTAGCGGCCTAGCAGGGTTCGCCGCGCTCGTACTCGCAGCCATCGCACTACTCCCCAACTTGCTTCGCTAGGAGAACAACATGTCTGACATTCCCACCGCTTCACAGCTCGGCGTGATCGTGAAGAACGCGAAAGCACGCGCCATCATCTACGGCACCTACGTGGTCGCGATCATCGTGGCCGGCGCAGCACAGGTCGCATACGCGTCACTCGAGCTCGGCCAGCCCGACATCCTTGTTGCCGCTGTTGCGGTGCTCGCATACCTGGGTGTCCCGGTCGGCACCCTCGCCGTCGCGAACACCAACAGCAGCGCCGCTTGATCCGGTTCACGCCCTTCAAGGGCAACGCGATCCGCCTCGCCTTCGGGTTCCTGTTCCCCTGGTTCTAACCAACACCGCCCCGCATTCCACCTTCATTGGTGGGGTGCGGGGCGGTTTCGTCGTTTCAGGTGCGCCTTGGTACGGATGCGATAACCCTGGTGGCGGTTTAGTGGCTGTTTTCAGAGACTACTTGTGACTCCCTGTGGCTACTCGCCCGCAGAATCACGGCAAACGGTAGGGGGAAGTAGCGGCAGGTAACCGCGACTGCATACCAGACTGCTTAGCTGTCAGGTGAGTTGCTTCAGCGTCCGGACATTGGCGAGAGTGCCGCCGATGACGTCGGCCATTTGGATGTGTGCTTCGGGGACGAGGTGGCCGTACACGTTGACGGTGGTTTGGATGGATTCATGCCCGAGGCGTGACTGGACGTAGGGGAGTGGTGTTCCTGCTGCGATGAGCCAGGATGCGTGGGAGTGGCGTAGGTCGTGTGGGGTTGGCCGGCGCGTCAACGGCACAAGCCCCGCAGCCTCGCACAGTTCAACGTCCATCGCGTTGACTACGGCGGGGTTCCATACCCGGTCGCGGAACATCTGGTTGCTGATGCGACGGTGGAGGACGCGGGTGGCGAAGACGAGCTCGTTGGTTGCGCCCTTCTCACCCATCGCGGCTACCGCGTCGGGTTGGAGGCTGATCGTCCGTCGCGCCTTCGATGACTTCGGGTGCTTCAGTACGGGTGTGTTCGTCTCAGACTTCTTCCACGCCTTATCAATACGGACCACGGCAGGGGTGACTCGAGTGTTCACATCCCCCCACGTGAGCGCGGTCGCTTCACCCCAACGGCATCCGGTGGACGCGAGGAACAACACGAACCCTTGGTAGTAGTCCTGGGTGAAGTAGAGGAGTGTGGTGAACTCATCCGGGGACAGGAACACACCCTCCCGTTTCACGCCTTTAGATAGACGCGTCTTGTGTGCGGGGTTGTCTTCCCGGATCTTCTCGGACACTGCGGAACTCAGGACCGCGGAGAGGATGCCGTGATAGTTGCGGATCGTCTTCGCCGCCACAGCCCTCCCGCCGCCACGCCGGGAGGGCTGCGCTTCCTGCCATGCGAGCCAACGGCCGACGTCGGCGCGTTGGATGGCGTCTACGGGGAAGTCTCCGAGGATGCGGAGAAAGCTGTTGTTCGCCGCCCGTTCGTACCCTTTCCTAGTGCCGGGCTCCACACCGGTCAGGAGACCACTGGCAGGGTCTAGGTAGCGGGCGGTCCAGGCGCGGAGTGTTACCGCCTCAGATTGTCCCTGACGGCGTCTCTGGAGGACTTGCCGGGCTGCTTGTCCGCCTGCGGTTTCCACGAGGCGGGCGAACTCTGCCGCACCGCGTTCAGTCTCGAACGTTTCCTGGACGACCTTGTCACCGATGCGGAACTGCACCCGCCACGAGACTGTGCCGTCCTTGTTCTTCCGGGGCGACGGCTTAGGCATCAGCTGTCCACGGCTCGTCGCGCCATGCGTTGAGGCCGCGGTAAAAGATCACTCCCGGCTCGCTTAGCGCCTGCGCCACTTCGCCGTCGTTCCCCGTCTCGCACCCGTCCTGGTTAAACTGGTAACGGGTCATCCCCGTCAACCGCAGGACATCAGAAACGCTGCGTGCGGCCACGATGAAGCGCGCCTGGCTCTTAGTCATCCCGGTCTTGTGTCCGCGCCAACCGTAGACCTTTAGTCGCTCGCTCATCACTCACCCCTATCGGCGGCGGAGTCCTCGAGCGTCAGGTGGATGTCGACGCGATAGGTGACGTCCGGAACGGGCAATCCACTCTTGTCGAACCTGTCGGTCATGTACAGGTCGACGTAGAGGACATCGCCTACAAGCCGGTAGTCACGATCCCCCTCGCCAAGCTCGTTGGTTGTGACGAGGTCTGCAACGACGTCGTCCGGAAGGTTGGCGATCACTGCGGCCATCCGCCGCCCGCTCATCGCCTCGGTAGAATCTGTCATGTCGAACTCCTTGTTAGTTCGTCCATCGCCCCGGCCTGTCGCTAGCAGGTGCGGGGCTCTTTTGTGGGTGGTACTCACCTACAGATTAACAGGGATGTAGGCCTAGTTGTAGGCATGGAACGGAAAAACCCCCAAGATCCGCGGAATCTCGGGGGTTTTACTGGGGTGAGTAACGGGACTCGAACCAGTTACGCACCATCCGTGTGAATGGGCAACTTCCGCGGAATTACGCGGGAAACCGGGGTCTCGGGTCATCCCACGCCTATGCAGAAATATGCAGGTTTGATGGGCCATATGTAGGCACGCCTACGTCTCTCCGGCTCGTTCCAGCTTCCGGCGATGCTCTGCCACACGCCGCTCGAGACAGTCGCGGACCATCTCGCTCGCGCTCGCGAAACCCTCGTCCTGAGCGATCGCCTTCGCCTCTTCCCACAACTCGTCGGGTATGCGGATGCCGCGTATCGTCGTTGCGGGCTGATTCGGCATACGCGACAGTCTGCCACCGCTGGGCTCACTGTTCATACAGATACCTCCTCCCCATCAGGCAAGAGTACTCCGGTGTTCATACACCCTCAAATGGAGGTGAATAGCACATATCTGTATGAACAGATGCGCACTTGACTGAGGTTGGCTAGCGAAGTTACCCAATCGTTATCAGTTTGTCCCCCGAAAGGAGGACACGTCCGTACGAATTCGCCACCCGCAATGTCCGACTACCGGGTTAGCCTCAGAGTGTTCCCCGGGACGCACCGTGCGCCGTCCAGGCAAACGGGGAAGCGTCATCCTGGGGGGACGAAAATGGGCGTATGCGGTATCGGGTTGACCTGCGAGCTGATCTGTCCGGCGAAGAAGCCGGGTCACGAATGCACGCTGACCATGCTCGAGTTCGCTGAGCTACTTGATACGCGCCTCGACGTCGCGCCAAAGGGCAGCGAAGTTCTGGTGACCGTAGGTGTTGTGTAAGTAGTCCGCCAGGGTTGCCACCTGGATGATGTCCAACTTCTGCGGCGGCGTCTTCAACCACCTGTAGAACGTCTTCGGCGACATGCCGGCCTCTTCTGCCGCGCTCGTGATGTTCACTCGATCATCGTTAGCGATGTTTTCGCGGATCATCCGCATCAATTCAATGGCGCGAGCGCGCGCCAAGTCTCGGCGTCCAGCGGTCCCCATAGCGGCTGAGTCTAGCGTCACAGTGCCTAAGAGTTCGCACTATTGAGCCTGATACGTGCTATAACCTCCAACGAATCAGGTTCTCAATTGTGAGAAACCGAAGTTCCACAGATCTGCCGTATCAGGCGGTAGACAGCGGACTCTGCGCGGCGTACATTCTCATTTATGAGAACTCCCGCACTCCCGGCTCAGCAGATCAGCCGGCTCCTAGCCACCCAGGGTCGTGACTACGACTGGTTGGCTCAGGCGTCGGGAATCCATGCTGACAAGCTCCGTTCCGTCATCGTTGACGGCTCACAAGACCTCACCTTTGAGGACGCTGCGGTCATCGCAGACACCCTCGGATGCGACCTCCCGTTTCTCATTCATGGGACTGAGGAAGTCGCCGTGGGTATCCCGCAGATCGCCTCGATGCTGGGAGTTTCGACCGACACCATCTACCGGATGGTTCGGGGCGGCGACATCCCCGGTTTCAAGATGAAGGGCGTTTGGCGGTTCTTCCCCTCTGAGGTGAAGGAGTACGTCAAGGCTCCGAAGGTTGACCCGTGGGCTCAGTCCGCGCGGTCCCGGTCCCGGAAGCGGGTGGCCTGAATGTTCCGTGCGTTGAATGCGATCGCTGGAGGGTTCCTGTTCTTCTTCGGCGCGACCCTTGTGTTTTTCGGTGTGGACGGGTGGGTGCCGCTTGGTATCGGGGCGGTGTTGCTTGCGGTGGATCTGCTGGTTGAGCACCGTCAGCACGAAGCCGTACAGGGCCGGCCGAGGTTTGAGTCGGACGTTGACCACATGGGGGGTGTGTGATGTCTGATCGTGAGTTTGCGTTCGGTCAACTCCTCGCCACCCTGGGGCCGTTGGGTGAGGTTGAGCAGGATTTCGCGCAGTGCGTGTTCAACGCCGGGTGGGACGCAAGCGGGGAGGCCCACTGATGTACACGGACTACACCTACGAGTTCGCAGCCGACTGGTTCCGTCACCCGAAGACCGACGTCGTGATCCTCGCGGAAGACATGCCGTGGGAACTGTGGCCGGCATTCGCTCACCGCATCAACGGGGGTGCGTCGTGAACGTGTCTCGTCCTGTTCCGGACATCCTCACAGAAGACCTCCCACTTCCCACGGACATACCAGAGCTCGAGTAACCCGAACTAACGAGCCTCTTACTTCGGCTTGGCAGGCGCTCACAGATCGCTGCCTAGCACTATTCGTCGCGCCATCGTGCGGGCGGATGCAACTACATACCCGTCTCCTCAAACCCCGTTCGCGGGGCAGGCCTTGATAAGCCACAAGCCGATGCGCGCTCAGTGCCCGGTGGGGGAACCCGAGAGGGAGACGGTGACGAATAGGCCATCTGTTGACGGGCGTTCGCTGGTGAGATGCGGCGCTGTTGGGGTGGAGGTTCTTGTCGAAGGGAACCGATCGTTTTGCAGGAGCCGCCTAGTGCGGTCCTGATACATCGACTGGCCGACAAGTCTGTCGGAACCGGGGGCGCTTGGGTTAGGGCGTTCGTTGGCTGGGGGTTAGTCGTCCCAGAACCGTGCCGCCTGGGTCAAGCGGCTGCGCTGAACGGCATACACCCGTGTTCAAGTCACGGCAGCGCACACGTGGGGTTCGGGTCGGCCATACGGGGGTACCGAACCCCACAACACACAAACGGGGAGAGCGTCATGAGTGAAACCATCAGCGCCGACTACTGCGACGACCTCGGTGGCGTCGTCATCTGCGGCACCCACATGGAGGAAGCCCACCGGACGTCAGAGGGGGAACGCTGGTGCTTCACGTGCCGGAAGCGTCACGAGTTCTGGTGGGTCGTCATGGCGCCGGTCGGGATCAGCTACTACGGCCCGAGCGCACACATGGAAGGTGTGCGGCGTGACTGCACCGACCTGTTCCCGGGGTGGTACCGGCAGGCGGTCGACGAATGAAACGCGACGACCTGGCGTGGGTTGACGACAAGCCCGGATGGATTCGCCGTGAACGCAACCACACCCTCCACGACGCCATCCTCTACGGGCTCATAACAGCCCTCACCCTCCACGCCATCTTCCTTGTGGCGTTCTCACCAAACCGGAGAAACCGATGACATTCCGCGAGCACGAACGGCACGGCTGGGAACGCCAGTCAACCGCGCACATCCGAAATGTCGCCTACCTCACCACGCATTGGCTGATGAAGTGCCCGTGCGGTTGGTACGGGTGGGCGCCTCGCGAGGGGTACGAGCGATGAATGCTGTTGAGGCTGATGACGCACTCACCGAAGCCGTGGGATACCGGAACGAAGCAGCCCTAATGCTGGAACGTGCAAGGAACGCCGCGCATGTTGCCGCACAGAACCTTGGGTTCGCGGAACGTCATTACGCGGCGATGGAAGCGATGGTTGCGCAGCGGGAACGGGTGCTACGGGAACTGACCATCGCAGACGACGGCGGGTACCAACCGTGAACGACGCTCCAACCGAAAGCACCTCGGAGTTGGACTTACAGTCCGACGCTCCAACTGCAAGTGGAGGGTCGTCGTGAACCGTCCCACTGAGCAAGCGCTGATTATCACCGTCACAGGCCGCGGGCTCCTGGCGTCCTGCTCATGCGGTGACGAACTGGGCGAGTCGGTTTCGTGGGATTCGAGCGTCGCGCGGCATGCCGAACACGTCGACCAGAACCACGGGGACGAGTCGTGAACCGTCCCACTGATCTTGGCCCTATGGGTGAAGCCGCCCCCGTGAAGGGTGCCCGCCGACACCGCCCGAATGTCCTTGTGGTCGTCGGTTGGCTGTTCGCCGCCGCCGTCATCATCCGAATCATCGTGGAGGTAACCCTGTGAACGAATACACCGCAAGCAACGGCATCCCGGTCACGGTCTACACGCCAGTGGGCGCAGCGCTACCTGTCCTGGAGGTACAGAACCCCAACCACACCTATCCGGCGACGGTTGCGGTCGGCGAGTTCATCGACGCCCTGCGTGAGTTCTTCCGTGCTGAGGAAGACGAACGCCTCGGACGGTGGCGCTGGAACGAGAACCCCGACTACGTCGTTTACCCCACGATCGAGCCCGCGCACGAGGTGGCGTTCGGGCAGGACTTGTCGGTGATGATCCTCCACGAGCCGTCTGGTGTCCTCAAGGGGTACTGCCGGGCTGAAGACCAGGGGGGGAGCAGCCGAGAGTATCAGGGTGCGGCGCGCGCCTACTTCGATGCGCAGCCGAAGTCCGCTTGGCACAGCGCCGAGCCGGGGGAGGCATGGGTCGTAACGCGCGGCGTAGACACTTACGTCCTACTCGTCGAGGACTTCTCTGCCGAAGGACGCTGCTTCGCTGACGCCAGCGAGTCCGTCACCATCCCGATCCTCGATCCGGAAATCACGTTGGCTCGCCGCATCTACCCCGAGGGGGACTCATGACCGTCATCTACGATCTTCCAGACGCCTCCTACCACACGCGCCCCGAGCTCTCGAGCACCGGGGCGCGACTTCTTCTCCCCGAGTTCGGTGGGTCGCCGGCGAAGTTCAAGTACCGGCAGGGACGCGAATACCACTCGGCTGCGTTCGACGTCGGCAAGGCAGTGCACGCTGCGGTTCTCGGGGTTGGTGCGCAGGCGGTCGCATACCCGGATGATGTGCTCGCGTCGAACGGCGCCGCATCCACGAAAGCCGCGAAGGACTGGGCTGACAGTGTGCGGTTCGAGGGGAAGATCCCGATGAAAGCCGCCGACCTGCGACCCATCACCGGCATGTCCGAAGCCGTGTTGAAACATCCGACCGCACGTGCACTGTTCGAGCTTCCCGGTCACAGGGAGGTGTCCGTGTTCAGTGAGGTTGACGGGGTGAAGGTTCGGGCACGGTTCGACGCGCTCACGGATGAGACCCCGCAGGGTGTGTTCGGCATCGACCTGAAAACATCCTCCGACTCCGCCGACGGCGACACGTTCACGAAGACGGTTGTGAAGTACGGGTACCACGTGCAGCAGGAGTTCTACAAGGACGCCTACCGCCCCCACGGGGAGATCGAATTCGTGTTCGTCGTCGTCGAGACCACGGCTCCATACCTCGTCGCCGTCCACCGCCTCGGGGTCATGTACGAGGAGATGGGCCGCACCCTCGCCGACGTCGCCAGGAAGACGTACGCGGCCTGTGAAGCGGCCAACACGTGGCCCGGACACCCCGAAGACGTGCAAACCCTCGAACCGCCCGTGTGGGCGGCAATGGCACACGAAGAACGCTACGCACTCAGCTCAGAAATCAGGATCTGACATGACCGAACGAATCGACCACGCCGCCGAGGCGCTGCGGAACATCAACGGACTGCACGACTACCAGTCCGAGGAAGGCATGAGCGACGCATCCATGCTGACCGTCGCGATCGAGGCCCAGGCCCACGCGACCCTCGCCCTCGTCGAACAACAGCGCATCGCGAACCGAATCGCGCTTGCAGTGGCAATCCGCGAAGACACCGTTCTTGGCGGGAGCGCAACGGATCTGTCGGACTGGTTGCACGAGGGCAACGGAGTCGTCGGGTACTTCTCGGCGGCTGAGCAGGAAGACCTAGGGGTCTCTTGATGGACATCACTCGGACGGTTGAGCCGAAGTCGGATCAACTCAACTACGACGACGTCGCCTCGACGCCACTGACGATCACCGTCACTGAGGTGAAGGCTGGCGGACCGGAACAGCCCGTCGAACTGCACAACGCTGAATACCCCGGACGACCGTACAAGCCCGGCAAGTCCATGCGACGCGTACTCATCGCCGCGTGGGGCACAGAGGCGTCCGCGTACGTTGGCCGGCGCATCACCCTCTACGGCGACCCGACCATCCGGTTCGGGAAGGACGCTGTCGGGGGCATCCGCATCCGGGCGCTGTCCCACCTCACCGAACCCTTGACGGTCGCCCTCACCGTGACACGTGGCAAGCGTGCACCGTTCACCGTGCAACCACTCGCGGATGCCGTCGATCCGGTTCAGTCCGCGCTGGATGACATCGAGAAGGCCACGTCGATCCCTGCTCTCAAGGCGGCATGGGATCTCGCCGGCACACGCGGCATCCAGAACCACCCCGACGTCGTCGCCGCCAAGGAACGACGCAAGACCGAGCTCGCGAAGGAGGAGTCGTGATGTCCAAGCCGTCCAAGCCGAAGAAGTACCCCTACGTCTTCCACTCCCCCTACAGGGACCACCACATGTGGGCTGTCGTGTACAAGCCGGGACAAGTTGACTGGCTCCCCACATGGCGTGAAGCGTTCGACAAGGCGTTCACCTGGGCGCGGGTCTCACACGTGGCAACAACGGTCATGCGGGATCTGCCATGAGTTACCCGCGCACGGACTACATCGACGCTCAACCCGCCGAGTTCCAGGTCAGGTACTACCGCGGTATCAACCAGAGCCTCACCCGTGCTCTCACCGTGGCGACTGCGCGCTGGTTGAAGGCTGCGGCGCGTGTGAAGGAACTCGAAGCCGAGGGGGAATCGTGAGTGTTCTCGACACGCCCCGGGTAGACACGATCATCCTCGACGAAACAATCCTCGACGACGACCCGTCCTGTCAGGCCGCTTACGGGTGCGACAAGACCGCCGAATGGTCATGCGTCATGCGGTGCTGCGGTGACAGCGCGTGCCTCTGCGCCGGGTGTCTCGCCAAGGCCCGCAAGGTCGCTGACGGTCACTACATCACGTGCTCATCCTGCGGTCATTGCTTCGGTTTTGCCCGGTTCGAGACCATCGTCAGGACTGTGCCGCTGTGACCACCACGCGAACGATTACGCGGGCGTCGGATGTTCCATCTGGCGAGCCGTATCGATACCTCAACCATCGGGGCTACGTGAGGCTGCGGTGGCTAGTCGGTCGTACTGAGTACGTCGAGGTCTACGAGCACCGCATGAACGCAGGGTTCCCGCCCTCGCATCTGCACGTGCACCACGTCAACGGCGTGAAGACCGACAACCGTCCCGAGAATCTGATGGTCCTGACGAGCTCGGAACACCAGAAGTTGCACGGTGCCGATCCTAAGTGGATGGCTCGAGCGCTCGCCAACAGGAGTCCGCGCCAGCCTCTCTCCGAGTACCCGCGGTGTAGCCGTGAGGGCTGCACTGGTCCTGCCCGCTGCATTGACCGGACCGTGTGTCTCAAGCATTACAAGGCACTCGTCCGTAGCGGTGAGGTAAAGCCCCGGAGGCGATCGTGAGGTGGCCGGCGAAGGTTGTGGCCGCGGTCCACGAGCGAAGCGGCGGAGTGTGCGAGGGGTGCGGTCAGCGCCCTGCGACAAACATCCACCATCGCAAGTACGCCAGCCGTGGCGGCAAGAGCGAGATCGTCAACGCGCTGCACCTATGCGGCATGGGGAACGTTCTCGGTGCCGGATGCCACGGTATCGCGCACTCCACTGAAGGGCACGAGATGGGTTGGTCAATTCACTCGTGGGAAGACGCCGAGACGGAACCGGTTCTGTACCGCGGCGTGATGCGCCGACTCGACTAGGAGGCCAGTTATGTCGTCAGAGTCATATCCGGGCCGTGAAGACCCGTGGGTTATGAACCTCATCACGATGGCATCTGGTCCCGCAGCACCCGCCCGTGACGCCGCCATCCGTGCCCTGTGGATCAACCACGGGTGGACGGTCGACGACATCAACGAGGTGTGTTCTGTGGGGCTCGACATCATCCGGTGGGCACTCAACCACCACCCAATCAGCAGACCCCCGGAAGGAAGTGGGTAGTGCCACGTATCAGGACGATCAAGCCGGAGTTCTGGGACTCGCCGGGAACCGCTCGAGCCAGCCTCCGCGCCCGACTGTTCTTCATCTCCCTCTGGAACTGGGCTGATGACTGGGGTGTCGGTACCGCGAACCCGAAGCAGCTCATCGGTTTCGCGTTCCCCAACGACGATGACGTTACAGTCGCGGAATTTCCGCACCTCCGCACGGAAGTTGCAGAGTGCTACGGCGTGCAGTGGTACGAGGTCGAAAACCGGCCTTACTACGCCATCCCGTCATGGGATGACCACCAGAAGAACGAACGCCGAGCCAACAGGCGAAATCCCACCCCTGACCAGGGCATTCCTACTGACACGGAAATGCACGGAGATTCCGCGCCTACACGCGGAGATTCAGCCCTAGGAACAGGGGAACAGGGGAACAGGGGAACAGGGGAACAGGGGAAGCAGGTATCCGCACCTGCGGTGCTGGCGAGCGCGTTCGAGGCCGCATGGAGCCACTGGCCGAAGAAGGTAGACCGCAAGCAAGCAGAAGCACGATTCGCCACCGCCGCCCGACGCATCGACATCGCAGAGCTCGTGAACCACATCATCCGCTTCGGCGACGCATACAGGGACACCACGGAGAAGCAGTTCATCCCCGCGCTCGGGACATGGCTGAACCGCGACCGGTGGAACGACGAACTGCCACAGAGCCGCGACACCAAGCAGTCCCGCGCGGATGAGAACGCCGCCGACTACTACCGCTACTACGGAGGAAACGATGAACGAGCCGGAAGCGTTCCAGCTCTTGACCCTGGCGTCGGCTAGGGATGGCCGGAAGGTGTCGCCGTCTGTGGCGAGGGTGTGGGCTGGGGATCTTGCCCGCGTAGACCTCGACGTTGCTGTTGAGGCGGCGACCCTGCATTACCGGGAGTCGTCGGACTGGTTGATGCCGGTGCATGTGATCCGTAACGCCCGTCGTGTCCTCGAGGGTCGGGAGCGCACCGCACGGTTGCGCCGGCAACTGGAACCCGAGAAGCGGGAGTTCTCCGACGAGGGGATCAAGGCGTACTGGGATGAAGTCGAACGCCTGAAGGCACTCAAGGCGGGGAGCGGGTCATGACGGACGACCGAATCGAGCGCGCCAAGGATCTCGCGAAGAGGTTCGGCTACATGCGCGACTCGGGCATTTGCTCACCGACGACGCGTGGGCTGCTGGACGACGCTCAGTGCCTCATTGCCGAGCTGATCGACCCGCTGATGTACCCGGAGGCGGCGTCGTGAGGCGTTTGTCTGATGCGGTGTTGACGGCCCGCGGCCACCTGCTCGAGAAGTACCAGGGCGTGTGGGTCCGGTTCGATACCCCGGTGCGGATTGTGGACGCGAGACCACGACGCAACACCCCGAACTATTTGGGGTGGGCGCGTGTCGACGCAGAACCGTTGCCGGGTGGTCGTGTCCCGGTGAGGTGGATCAACGAAACCAACTTCAACAGGTACTACCGAAAGGTGCAGTGATGCGTCAGCGGGAGATTCGCTACATGCTCGACGGCAACACCGTGGTCGTGCCCATCGACCCGAAGATGCCCGACGATGACGTGTTCGAGATAGCACGACGCGTCACGGGAGTCATCTACGAGCGCACCGTCACGGACTGGCAGCCGGTCCGCATTGTCAAGGCGTCGTCGTGAACGTTCCTCGTGTTCGTGTACCTATGACCATGTCCGGGTACTGCGCCCACCCGAGCGACCCCGAACACACGGGTTGCAGGCGGGTGTCGTGTACCTGCACCGACTGTGACCACCACCGTAGCCAGACCACACCCGAAGGAGCATGACCATGCGATTCACCACCATCTGGACCCTGCCCGCAATGACGCTCCGTGAGCGCCTGAACCGTACCGGCGAGTGGGCCGCGATCAAGGTCGCTTGGGCTCTCCCGCGACGGGTGCTCTACTGGTCGGCTGTCCGCGCCGCCGTCACCGTCGAGCCGAGCAGCGACCCGTCTGGCGTGACCGTCTCCCAGATGATGGCGACCATCGGCCATGACTGACGTCGAACCGACTGCTTCGTAGTCGTCTTCATCCATTTTTCGAGGGTCACACCGTAATGGTGTGGCCCTCACTGCATACCAGGAGACCCGCATGAAGATCCAGGTCGACCTTGATCCGAAGGACGTGTGGCGCATCCAGGAAACAGCGGAACGCCGAGGCATCACCCCGGGACAAGTCCTACGCGACGAACTCCTACGCCAACGCCACGGCCGCGACTTCCGAGAAGCCGTCCGCTCCAGGGTCATCGCCGGCATGTGCGACGCCGACATTGCCTCCGAGCTCGGATGGCCCACAGTCGGCACCATCGCCCAGATACGCCGCTCCCACGGGCTCCCCGCCAACCCCCGATACCAGAAGAAGAACTGATGCCCAACGACAAACTCCCCTGCCCCCGCTGCGGACTCGTCCGCACCATCTTCCAGGGGAAAAGCATGAACCGCTCCGGTTACTGCATGGACTGCAAAACCCAACGCGGACAAGACACCGTCTCACGCACATGGATGGACGACGCAGCCTGCGCCACCGTCGACCCGGAACTTTGGTTCCCCAGCGAAGAGGACGACTGGCGCCCCACACGTGACGCGAAGGCGATTTGCGCGTCCTGCCCGGTGCGTGACCTGTGCCTCGCTGACGCACCTGCCTGGGACCGGTGGTCGATCCGGGGCGGGCAGACCGCTACCGAACGCCGACGAAAGGCCGTCGCATGACTGACAGCATCAACCAGCCGGCCCACTACACGCGGTTCCCGGTCGAGGTGATCGACATCGCCGGGCACCTGAACTTCCCCCGCGGGAACGTCGTGAAGTACGTCGCCCGCGCCGGGCACAAGGCGGGGGCTGACGAGCTCGACGACCTGCGGAAAGCACGCGTCTACCTGGACTGGGAAATCAATCGACTTGAGGCGGACGCATGACTGACGACAGGCACACGGTCGCGTTCGCGTGGACCCGGCCACCGTTGACATCGAACCAACGCCTCCACTGGGCGGCGAAAGCGAAGATCACCGCGAAGGTGCGCGCGGAAGCGGCGGAGGTGTTCGCGCAAGACCGCCCCGCAGAACGTGTCGAGGTCACACTCACGTGGTTCGTGAAGGACAAGCGCCGACGAGATGCAGACAACCTCGTACCCACCCTGAAAGCACTCTGCGACGGGCTTGTGGACGCCGGGATCGTCCCGGACGACACCCCCGAATACATGGTCAAGCACATGCCCGTCATCAAGTACAACCCCGATGGGGTGCAGGTGCTGGTCCTCGAGGTAAGGGAGATCACATGAGCCCGATACTCGCCGGGTTCCTCCCACTCATCACCGTCGCCGCCCTAACCGGGGTGGCGTTTCTGTTGGCGGTCGTAGGTGCGGCCGTCATGCTTCTCCGCCAAGCACGCGGGGAATTCGACCTAGACAACGAGGAAGACGACTAATGGCTGACATCAAGTTCACCGCGTTCATCGAAGACACCGTCGCGAACCAGCAGGGTGACGTGTTCGTCCTCAAGACCGCCGAACCCCACTCGAAGAAGAACGACCAGGACCGGTGGGAAACAGTCTCACGCACGTTCCGTGACGTGAAGGTGTCACGGGATGCGGGTATCCAGCTCGCCCAGTTCGCCAAAGACGAGCGGATCGACGTCGTGGGTACGGAGAAGACCGAAACACGAACCGACACGAACGGGAAGAAGCATTACTCGTTGGTCGTGTGGGCGTCGTCGATCACCCGTGCGGGACAGGCGCCGGCCGCTGCGCCCGAGCCCGTAGACGCTTGGGCGACCGCGGGCGACTTTGGGGACCAAAGTCCCTTTTGACCAGGGAATTCCCAGGCGCTAGTTCTAACTAACCGAACGAATCTTCGATAGAATTGAGACGGCCCCGGGAAGCGCGCCAACGCTGACCGGGGCCTAACCCACCTGATCGATATGAGCGATAGGAGGGCTGCTTTGCAGTCTACCGATGCGACCCCAAGCAACTTTCGGACCACGGAGCGTTGGAACTCTGTTCCCGTTCCCGAGCGTGTCGCGCAACGCGCATACGAGCGAGTAGAGAAGCAGCCGGACGGTTGCTGGATCAGCACCTACTCCGTCGCATCGCACGGATATTCACAGATCGGCTGGCAGAACCGCGGTAGCCGGCATGTCGTTCTCGGTCACCGTGCTGCGTGGGTACACGTCAACGGCCAGATGCCTCTCGGCATGACACTCGACCACCTATGCAAGACGCGGCGCTGTGTGAACCCGGATCACCTCCGCATGCTGCCCAACTACGAGAACGCCCGCCGTGTCAACGGCATGGACTGGCCCATGGGAACTTGCGCCAACGGGCATCCGAACAGCATGCGAACTTACCTCGGCACCGCAACGAAAAAGGGCCGGCGCCGGAAGGTTCTCTACTGCGAGCCATGCAAGGGGATCTACCAGCACCGCGGCGTCTGGCGTGCAAGTCACCCGAACGAGCCGATGCCGGAGCACCTGTTGCTGGCATCCGAGAAGAACTGAAAGGCGGTGTGACATGGGCCAGCCACGTCCTTGGTGGAACCCGTCGAAGGCTCAGCAGGCGGTCATTGACGCTGTCCGGAACCCTCCACCCGAACCGCCCGCGCATGTGTGCGGCAACTGTCGGAACCCGTTCACAGGGGGACGACCCGACTGCCCCAACGCAAGGAGAACCGGTGGCTGACGAATACTCCCGCGGATTCCGCGACGGATACACGCAGGGCAAAGAAGTCGGACTCTCCGAGAGTGGGCGCGGAGGGGAGGTTGCTGCACTCCGCGCCCAGCTCGAGCAGGCACGAAACCAGCACGACCAGTTCGACCACTGCCAGGGATGTCAAGCCGCGTACCAGTCCCGTGAAGGAGTGCCGACATGAGCAAGCTCGGTCCTGTCCTGCCGACCACCGCGAAGGGTCATTGCGGGTTCGTGACGTCGTGGGCTGTTCACATGTGCGGTGCCCCCGCAACCACCCATTACCTGATCGACCCGGAGTCGAACATGTTCGCGTGTGCGGAGCATGCAGCCCGGGTTGCTGTCGTGTTTCCCCCGGTTGACGGTCACCCTGTCGCTTCGGAGTGTGTGCATCCGGGGTCGGAGTGGCGCATGTCGGGGGCAAGGGTGGGGTTCTGTTTCGTGCCTACGGAGGATGTTGAGCTTGTGAACGAATCGCAGGAAGTAGGCACCCGATGACCGAACAGACCCGCGAGACCACGATTCACGACGTCGTCCACTTCATCCTCAAGGGCAACTGTCCCGACTGCTTCCACCCGGAATGTCTCGCGCGGGTAGATGTCGTCGAGCACTTGATGCGCGTACTCGAAGCGGAGGCAAACGGTGTCGGCTGAACAGAACGAACTATTGGATGCGGTCGACGCACTTACGAAGCCGGGGGTGTTGCATCACACGATTCAGGATTCCCGGTTCACGTGTGTCGTGTTCGACACGCCCTTGTTGGACCGGTTGGAGAACGAGATCCGGTTCTCCCTCAGCCGGGAAGGCAGCAAGTCGCTCCCGAATCAGCGGGTACCGATCAACTCCGGCGCCCTCCACCTGTTCATGCGTATCAGTTCGCAGATCACGGACTGGGCGCATGACGCGAAAGCGACGGTGCATAAGGGTGACCCGGGGCGGACGTTGCGGGCATGGTATGTGGCGTGGACGCAGACGGAACGGGAACCGCAGAACGTTGCAGCACGGGCGCGTCTGCTCACCGGATGGGAAGCATCCATCCGTAGGGAGATTGAACCACCCCGACAGAAAGACCTCCCCGACCCGTGTCCTACATGTGGTGCGTCGGAGTGGTGGAGGGATGGGGAACGATACCCACGCCCCCTTGTCGTCGAATCACCCCGGAACCCCGACAAGTCCCTGATCGACGAGTCCACTGCTCATTGTCGTGCGTGCGACAAGCGGTGGGGCGCACGAGAACTCGCCTACGAACTCGAAACCAGGGAGGGGTGAGTCACTTGGCTTTGGCGGCTTTCATGGCGCCTGGGTGTGTCATGCCAAGAGCTTCGGCGATCGTCGGCCAGGAGTGGCCGGCTGCTCTGGCTTCGGCGATCAGCGCGGCGCGTCGTTTCGGCATGGCGTTCATGCGTTCCTGGAACGCGCGGAGGGTTTCGAGAGTGGAATCGGTCACGAGATTTATTGTAACTGGAGTTGCGCTCCTGCGTCATACCTGTTACTCTAGTTACACAAGGAAGAGAGAGGGTTCCCCATCCGGGGGAACCACCTTCGGCCCTCGGGCCAGGAAGGAGGGCCATCATGGCTCTTCACTTCTTCCCCTCCACCGAGGCTCTGGCCTCGATGCCCGTCCAGGTCGCGGCGCTGCCGCTCGACCTCCGCATCCTCGACGCTTCGGCGTCGGTGGAAGCGGCCGAGACGGTCTGGGCCATGCGCGCCCGTGACCTCGAGGCCCGTCCGTCCGAGCAGGCGCTTCGCCTCGCTCGCTGGGCCGGCGAGGAGCTTCGGGAGGCGCTCGACGCTCTCGAAGCTCTCCGCGCGGAGGCTCGGGCATGACCGCCCGGGCCTCGGCCCAGGTCGTCCACGAGATCGTGGGCGGCTTTTGCCGCGTGTGCGGAGACACTGCCGAGTACCTGGAAGACCGTGGCCGAGACGCCATCACCTACCCGGAAGAGGGTGCCGAATGAACGCCCGGGATCTATCCCTCCTTGCCGCGGGATGGGACGCGGCCATCGCCGCAATGCGCTACGAAGACGGAACCCCCGTGGAGATCGTAAGCATGGTCAATCCCTACCGCCAACACTCAAGCCTCGAGGAGCAGCCATGATCGCGAGCGTGTATCAGCGCCGAATCCGGACCGACGCAACCCGGTCAAGCGCATCCACCGGCCGACAGTATGCGCCCGCCTACCGGTGGGGATACGTCGAGGGGGAGCCCCGGTGGATTCGCACAGCCCACGTGGAACTGGCAGCATCGGGCCACACGGATGGGAGCGCGACGTGAGCGGCGCACACGCATCGGGAACCGCGAGCGGTGGCACGTTCATTGCCTGCTCGTGGCACAGAGGATGCTCGGCCCAGTTCCACGGCAGCGCGTTCACGAACACTCGTGGAGCCCGCCAAGAGGCCCGCCGCGAGGGCTGGCTCGTCGGGCAGGAGGGTGGCCGCTTTGCCAACTCGCTCGGTCATGTGATCCGAGTGGACTACTGCCCCGAGCACGCGCCGCGCGAACGTGAGCGGCGGGGGCTTCGCTCAGTCATCGTATCGAGTGGATAGGTGGCTTGCATACGAACGTTCGTGTGTGTATAATCAGCCATAGGTCGCTTCCGCATGCCCGGGAACGGCCTTTCCTGTTCTCCCCGCTGAGCGAGACCACCGCCGAAACGGGTTCGAGAAGGGCCCGACGTAGCAGCCGGCCGCATCAACAAACACGCCGTGGCGTGCGAGAGCCTGACCCGACACAACCGGGTCAGGCTCTCACCCTTTCACTTTCCCTGTGTACGCGCCCCGCGCTTTCCGGGGGAGTGTGCACCCAACCATGGGGGTACCTCGTGGAAATTGATCTTGCCGGCGACCTCGCCAAACTCCGAAGCGGAAGACGCCGCACGTTCGAACAGTGGCTCACTGTCGCGGACGACGAGACGAAGAACATGGTGCTCGCCGCTATCGCGGACCACAGCATCCCGGCGAACCCGCTGGCGAAACTGCTGACCGACAAGCACGGGATTCCGATCACGCGCGAGACGATTGTGAAGCGCCGTGAGTCTTGCTGATGACCTGGACGATCTGACCGTCCCCACGCCTCCGAAGAAGTATCAGAAGCGGGCCGAGTACGACACCGAAACCGGCAAGGGTGAGGGTGCGACTGGTCCCGTCCGGACCAAGATCACCGACCACGCTCAACTCCTCGAGCTCGCCGGGTTCGACCCTGACAACTTCCGCATCGTGGGGCGTATCGCCCAGTGGACGAAGACGTTCCACGACAAGGAAGACACCTACTCGTTCTTCTTCCAGACGGAACTGATCCGTCCCGAAGAAGACGCCATTGACCTCCCTGCCCTCTACGCCGAGGCGAGACGCAAACCGCGAACCCCCATCAGGGGTACGGCTGACAGCCGAGTTACTGTCGTCGCTCTATCGGACGTTCAAGCGGGCAAGGTTGACCACAGGGGCGGCACGCCGGAACTCATTGACCGTTTGGCGGGGATGAGGGAACGGCTTGCCGCCCACCTGAAAGCACGGAAGCCGCAGGCGACTGTGCTCGCTGAGGTGGGGGACCTGTTCGAGGGGTTCGAGTCGGGTGGGAACCCGATGTTCACCAACGACCTGTCCCTGGCGCAGCAGATGGACCTTGCCGGTACCGAGGTGTACCGGTTCATCGAGGTCATGCAACGCCACGGGCGTGTGGACGTGGTGTCAATCCCGTCGAACCACACCCAATGGCGGTCAGGGAAGCAGCAGCTCGGCAGGCCCGGCGACGACCTCGGCATTTTCGTGCACAGGCAGGTTGAGAAACTGGCGAACGCGGCCGGTATCGACGCTCACTGGACGTTCCCCGACATGTACAACGAGTCCGTCGTCATCGACGTCCTCGGCACCGGCCTGGGTGTCGTCCACGGGAACCAGTTCAACACTGGCCAGGCGGTCACGTGGTGGCAGAAGCAGCAGCACGGTGGCATGCCCACCGCGACCGCCGACATCCTCCTCACCGGCCACTACCACCACCTCACCGTGATCCCCTCGGGCCGAAACCCGGTCACAGGGAAACCGAAGTGGTGGCTCCAGGCGCCCACGACCGACAACGGTTCGTCATGGTTCCGGAACGTTGGTGCCGGCGACAGTGACGCGGGCCTGCTGGTGTTCGACATCACGGAGGACGGTTTCGACCTCTCGAGCCTCACGGTCCTCTGATTAGAGAAAACGCGGAAGCCGTTAACTCTAATACGCGTCCACGATCACCCAACTTTGCGTGGGTATACCGATTGTGTATGCCCACGCAAGTTACCTTCTACCGCGAACGGCGGTGCGTCATGGCCTGTCGGGTGTGCGGTTTCCCCGCAAAACAACGCTGCTACAAGTGCGGCGCTGACGTTTGTGATGCTGACGGACGGTTCTACTTCGACGGCAACAACAAGGCGATCAGCGACAACGCGAAACCCGAGTGTCCGATGTGTTTCCCGCCGACGTACCCGCGCCCGTACTCGTGGGTGCGTGCTCTCGAACGTGGCGAAGCGGAACTGGATTGGTTTCCGCCCGACCGTGAACCGGCAGTACCAAGACCCCGATAGGGCGGTGTCGTGATGGTCCATGCGGTCTACATGCGCGGCGATCACCGCGCCACCGGGTTCGGGCACGACGGCGCCTATTGGAAAGCTGTCGACCCTAGGACACCGTTCTGGTACTTCACGGCCGACACGTGCGCTGAGGCGCTACGCGTCTGGCATCAGGAGTGGCGGCAGGTTCGCCATGCTTGACGACGAACTCGAATGGCACCGCATCACCGCGCAAGACCGGTGTGACAAGTGTGCCGCGCAGGCGTATGTCGTCACCCGCATCTACGGGACCGACATGCTCTGGTGTGCCCACGACTACCGGGAGGGTGAAGCGAAGCTCGTCAAGGTCGCTACCCGCATCTGGGACTTCCGGTTCCTCCTCGAGGAGGAAGCATGAACGACCGCATCCTGTGTGTCGAGTCGTGGCCTGACGGAACCATCACATGGGACGGGCGCCGCAAAGCCGTGTCGCACGACGGACGGTACTGGTTGGTCCGACGTAACGGCCTGTTTCGGCGTTGGCAGTGGCTCCCACACCACGGACAGTACGTGGACCTGTATCCGGTGGCTGACTGATGTGCCGGTGTGACGCGGACGAGTGTGGTGATCTTCGGGCTGAGTACATCGATTCGCGCATCGGACGTCTGGTGTCAGAGCAAGCCGACCCGCCACTTAAGTCGCATGCAATTGAGGGTGAGGGCTAACTGTGGCGGACACGGAAACCTGCACGGTCACACTCGTCCTCGACTACGACTCACTCGACTGCTACCTGCCCGCAGGTCACGCCGGTCCGCACAAGGGTGTCGGTGATGGTGGCCGGTTCTTCTGGGCATACGACCGATGAGCGACGCAACGAAAGACGCCCTCGACGCAGCCCTCGCCGCACACATCGCAGACAGCATCGAAGAGAACGTCCTGGTCACCGGTTACGTCATCCAAGCCGCCTACGTAACCATCAGCACGGAAGACCGCCGCACCACCGGATACTTCTCAGAGTTCGCGGACGACCAGCCGTACCATGCTGGCCTCGGGCTCGCGGTACACCTCGTCGACCTGTACCAGTCAGGCGCGTTCGAGGAAGATGACGATTGATCTGGGGGGGTTCTCGTCTATCTCGTCGCGGTGACGACGCAAACCACACCGAACTCTCGTCGTCCAACTTGGCAGGATGCCCGGCTCTGACCCGGTCGATCGTGGTTCGAATCCATGCGAGAGTGCAATTCCCTTCGACACTGTTCTACGTGCGGGCGACATCCTCGGGCGCAAAGGGCTCCGGGATCAACCCGGCCCGAATCAGACGATCCTCCGCAAGAGCCGCCCTGAACTGCTCCCCAATCCGCTTAGCGAGCGCAGCATCACTAGCACTCAAGTTCAGATCAGTTCCCTTGAAACCCCTCATGGTCCCCTCCATACGTCGGATTAGCGAAGCCTAGCGGCAAGGGGGCATGGCATGGCATCCCCCAGACACAACGCCAACGGGCACCGCAGACGCGAACTCGTCAAGAGAGTACGTGCGGAAGAGACCCGCTGTGCCCTCTGCGACAAGCCCGTGGACAAGACCCTAGGTATGAAGCCGGGGGAGCATGGCCGGAAGTGCCCTGGCGGGGGATGCGCTGGCTGCATCCCACATCCACTACGCGGCGAAGTAGACGAAGACCTACCACGCTCAAGAGGTGGCTCACCATATGAGCGAAGCAACTGTCGCCTCATGCACCGCGAATGCAACAGGTGGAAGTCAGACATGACATTGAGTGAAGCGCGAAAGAAACTTCACGGCACTACAGGACCAGTCACTCCCACCGTCGCGTCACCCATCTGGTAACCCCACACACATGACCCAACGGGGGACCCCTCCCACCCCCCGCCTAGGCACCCCCGAGGTACTGGGCCTTTTCACACACGGCAGTTTTCGACCCCTTTGGAGGCGTCATGGCTGATCGTGCGAAGGAGCTTGAAGACCTGCGGGCGTTCCTTTGGGAGTCGATTCGTGCGGTCGATCCTGACAAGACGGCGCCGATCGCTAACCAGCTTCGGGCGACTCTTGCTGAGCTCGCGGAGTTGACCAAGGGTTCTGGGAAGGTTGGTGACCCGGTTGACGAAATCACCGCCCGTCGCGCTGCTCGGAGAGCAGGCACCGCCTAGGGTTCTGGTTCTCCCCGACCGGTCTGTCGGTAGTGACTGGGAAGACGTTTCGGATCTGTCTGCTGGCTACGGGCTGACTCTCGACGCGTGGCAGGACGACATTCTGCGCGCGGCGATGAGTGTCCGTGCAGACGGGACGTGGGCGGCGAAGCAGGTTGGCATCTCCGCTCCTCGGCAGAACGGCAAGTCGCAACTGATCGTTGCTCGAGCCTTGGCCGGCGCACTTGTGCTGGGCGAGAAGAAGATCATCATCTCTGCTCATCAGCAGGACACTGCGCGTGAGACGTTTATGAAGTTCCTTGAACTGTTCGACGCGAACGATGACCTCCGCGCGAAGGTCAAGCAGGTTATGAACGCGATCAATCGCGAGTTCATCAAGTTCAACAACGGTGCAGAGATCCGCTTCAAGGCTCGGTCTAAGTCCGGCAGTCGCGGCTTCTCGTCTGACCTGCTGCTGTTGGATGAGGCGCAGATCCTCGGGATGCCGGCGTGGGTGTCGATCAACTCCACGATGTCGGCTCGCCGGAATCCCCAGATCTGGCTACTCGGCACACCTCCAACGCCGGAGGATGACGGCGAGGTTTTCACCGTCATCCGCGATGCCGCGCTCGAGGGTCGATCGAAGGCCCTCGCCTACCTCGAGTGGTCGGCGGAACCGGACGATGACCCGACGTTGGAGTCCACGCTTGCGAAGGCCAATCCTGCATGGCTCACCCGCATCAATCACGATGTGGTGCTGAGCGAACAAGAGACTTACCCCGCTGTGCGGTTCGCGATGGACCGGCTAGGCATCTGGGCGACCGAGCTCGGCATCAAGGGCGCGATAACCACGGCAACGTGGGAAGGGCTTGCGGTCGATGAGGCTCCCGCGGGTCAGCTCGGCGCTTTCGCTGTGGCGTTCTCCGCTGATGGCATGCGCTACGCGGTTGCTGGTGCTTTGACGGCAGGCGAGAGCGCCCACGTGGAGCTCATCAGCGCTGACGTGGGTTCTGTGGAGGCCGGGCTTGCACCTCTCGCGGACTGGTTCACGGAGCGTGTCGGCGGCGTGGCGCGCTGGCGTCGAGTCGAGTCGATCGTGATCTCTGGCCGTGCGGGTGCTTCCGTCCTCGCGCAACTGCTGAAGGATCGTGGCGTTTCTGAGCGTCGAATCGTCCTGCCGTCCACCGGCCAGTACTTCGAGGCGTGCGGCGCGCTGCTCGAGCGGTGCAGGCAGGGCACTATCTCCCACCTCAGCACGGGGCAGGAGCGACTAGACGAGTCCGTGCTAGGCGCGGTTCAGGTTCAACGCACGCGCGATGGTGCGTGGGGTTGGGATGTACCCGGTGGGGATGAAACACCGGTTGAGGCAGTGAGTTTGGCGCTACTCGGCGCGCGGACTTCGCGTCGGGGCACTCCCCGCCGCATCTACTAAAGGGGGTTTGCATGGCCGTTACGCCTGCTGAATGGCTCCCGGTATTGGCTAAGCGGCTCGATGACCGGCGTGCCCGGGTTGATCTGCTGATGTCGTATGTGACGGGCGATGCACCACTGCCGGAGATGAATCGTGCGACCCGGGAGGCGTGGCAGAGGTTCCAGCGTGAAGCTCGGACCTCGTACGGGCTTCTGGTGGTCGAGGCGCTTACTGATCGGTTCGTTCCGAACGGTGTGCGCGTCGGTGATGATGACGTGTCTGACGCTTCGATTGCAGCGCGGCGGATCTTCCGTGACAACCGACTGTCGGTTGTATTCCCGGATGCCGCTCGTGTCGCTTTCACATGCTCGGTGGGGTATCTGATCGTTGGTGAGGACGCCGGCAAGGCTGTCATCACGGCGGAGTCTCCAGAGTTCGTGACGACGGCTCCCGACCCGCTGCGCCCGTGGGTTTCCCGTGCGGCGATCAAGGTGTGGCGAGACGAGGATGTGCGGTTCGACTTCGCGTTCGTCTGGGCCAACGGCATCCGGCAGAAGTTCGCTCGTCCGATCAACGATCAGAACATGAGGCCGTGGCGGACAGCCGCGGATGGCACGTGGACGCCGCTGGGAACCCCGGAGCCGTATGAGGGCAATGTTCCTGTCTTCGCACTCGACAATAAGGGCGGTGTGGGCGAGTTCGAGCCCCACCTGGACATGCTGAACGGACTCAACCGGAGCAAGCTCAACCGCCTGACAACAGTTGCTATGCAGGCTTTCAAGCAGCGCATGCTTGAGGGCGGGCTTCCCGAGACCGACGAGGCCGGTAATGCGCTGGACTGGGCTCGGGTGTTCGAGCCTTCGCCCGGCGCTGTGTGGGATCTCCCCGAGGGCGTCAAGGTTACGGAGCTCGCGGATGGAGCCCAGGGCATTATGGCGATGCTCGCGGCGGAGAAGGAAGACGTGCGCGCGTTCGCGGGCGTGACGAAGACTCCACTCCCCATGCTGATGCCGGAGAACGACTCTGCGGCAGGTGCCGAGAACCAGATGTCCGGGCTTAACTCCAAGGCGAAGGATCGCATCTCGCGCTTCAAGCCGCCTCTCGCTTTGGCGATGGTCTACGCGCTCCGTATCGAGGGTTTCAAGGATGTCGGCGATGTCGAGATCCTGACCGAAGAGCCCGAGCACGTGACCATCTCGGAGAAGTATGCGGCGGCGGCTCAGGCTACGGGGCTCCTTGCGATCCGCACGATTCAGCGTCAGATCCTTGGCATGTCTCAGGCGGCTATCGCTGAGGATGAGGTGAACCGCGCGGCTGAGCAGCTTTCGGCGTTCACGTTGACGGGCGGGGCGGATGCCGAGCAGCAGTGACCGGATCATCCTCGGATACGCGGGGGCGGTCGCTGATGTTCGGAAGCGGGTTGTCCAGTTCGCGCGTACCGCCTGGCTGGGCATGCCCGACTATCGGGATGCGGATGTGGACCGTCTTGTGCGGCTCGTCACTCCGGTTGTGCTCGCTGGGCAGACCCGTGCGGCTTCTCTGACGGTTGCTTACCTTCAGGCGCTCGCGACGGAGGCTGGCGTTGCCCTTCCTGGCGCTGTGGACGCCGCTGTGACGGCCTATCGGGGTGTCCCTGCGGTATCCGTGTATCGACGTCCTGCTGTGACCGTGTATACGGCCCTAGCGAACGGTGTCCCGTTTGCTGAGGCGAAGCAGCAGGGGCTTACACGGCTCGTGTCGCTCGCTTCGACGGACATTCAGCAGGCTCGGAACCGGCAGGCGGCGTCATCCATCGCCGGTTCGGGGTTCAAGTCGTTCTCACGTGTGCTGTCTGGCGCGGAGGACTGCGAGCTCTGCACCGTCGCCGCGGATCGGACCTACTACCGCGGCGATCTCATGCCGATTCATCCCGGCTGTGATTGTGGCGTGACTCCGAATGGTTTCGGGCGCGCTTCTGATCCGGTCGAGTCCACCCGTGAAGCCGTCGTGCACGATCACGGCGAGTACGGCCCGACGCTCGCCTGGGCTGGTGACAACTTCACCACCCAGGACGACTTCTAACACTTCCCACTTCCGTGGGTTGGCCCTGCCGCAACGGTGGGGCTTTTTCTATGCCCGAAACGGGGATCTGCAATGCCTGAAGAGATTGAACCTGTCGTTGAAGTGGCGCCGGCTGAAACGGTCGACACGCCTACCCCGACAGATGCGCCGGACCCCGCCGCAGAGGCGGAGAAGTGGAAGGCGCTCGCACGAAAGAACGAGCAGCGGGCGAAAGAGAACGCGGACAAGGCGAAACGCTTTGACGAGTTCGAGGAAGCCCAGAAGACCGAGCAGCAGAAGCTTGTAGAGCGCGCAGAGCGTGCCGAACAGGCCCTCGTTGCAGCGGAAGCTGCTCGCCTCCGCGCATCCATTGCTGCGAAGCACGGCGTCCCCGAGGCGCTTCTCAACGGTTCAACCGAAGAAGCCCTCGAGCAGGCCGCAACCGCGCTTCTCGCGTTCAAGGGACCGCAGCCCACCGCACCGTCACCGGACGGTCAGGGCGTCGTCGGTGTCCCCATCTCAGGTCAGACGAAGCAGATCACGTCACTCGACGAACTCAGCAAACTCTCTCCCGCAGAAGTGAACCAGGCACGCCGCGAAGGCCGACTGGATTCCCTTCTCGGCAACTCTTGAAAGGAGGGTGATCCCTCATGGCGATCACCAACTACATCCCCACGATCTGGCACGCGTCTCTCCTCGAGAACCTGCACCAGAACACGTTCGTCATCCCGACGCTGAACCGCGACTACGAGGGTGACATCAAGAACGGCGGTGAAATCGTCAAGATCACCGGTTTCACTCAGCCGACGATCGGTACCTACGCGGGTTCGATCACCCGTCAGGCGCTCACCGACTCGAGCCAGTCGCTCACTATCGACCAGAAGCGCTACTACGCGTACCTCGTGGATGACGTGAACCGGGTTCAGGCTGCGGGTTCGTTCGACCAGTTCCAGGCTGACGCCGGTGCTGGCCTCGCGGACACGGCTGAGGACTTCGTGCTGACGACCATGCTGTCGGGTGGCACCTCGGCCGGCACGACCGCTGTCACCACGGCGGCTCTCGCTGACACCGCGGTCCGGAGCATTCGCACCGCGCTCGTCAAGGCCAAGGTTCCGTCCGCTGGGCGCTTCCTCGCGGTCAACCCGGAGGCGGCGGCGTACCTCATGGACTCGTCCACGTCGCTGTTCAAGGCGAACGAGTCGGGCTCGGACGAGACGATCCGCAACGGTGTCATCGGTCGCTACCGCGGCTTCACCGTCGTGGAGACCCCCTCCGCGTCGCTCACGAACACCTCGAAGCCGGTCTTCATCGGCTACTGGGGTCGTGCCGTGGCATTCGCTGAGCAGCTCGTCCAGCAGCGCGCGAACCCGGCCCTCGACGCGTTCGGTGACCAGATCGACGGTCTGCACGTCTACGGCGCGAAGGTTCTGCGCGCCACGGCTGTCCAGCACTACGTCTCGGCGTAAGTCGACGGGGGGTGGCGGCTTCGGCCGTCACCCCCTCCCCAGCCCGTCACAACTTTCGGAGGCGTCATGGCAGTTGTAAAACTGGCATCACAGGATGATGTCGAGGCCAGCTTTGGTCGTAGCTTGACCTCCGCTGAGGCTGGTCGGGTTGATGCGATCCTCGACAAGCTCTCGGAACTGTTCAGGCGTGAGTCTGGTCAGCGGTTCACGGTGGGTTCGTCCACGGTGCGGCTGAAGGTGAACGGCGGCAGGGTGTACCTGCCTCAGGTGCCGCTTGTGGAGGTTGTGTCAGTCGTTGACGACGACGCCGTTGAGGTGGAGTACACCGCCGCGGGTTCGTGGCTGACGGTCGATCTGGCCTCGAATGAGTTCGTCACTGTGGAGTACGAACACGGCAGTGCGAAGGCGCCGGATCTCGTGCGTCTGGCGGTCGCCGACGCGGCTCGTCAGGTGCTCTCCGTCGATCCCATCGCGGCGACTGGGGTGTCTCAGCGCGGAGTGACCACGGGGCCGTTCTCGGACCAGTACACCTACGCGGGGTGGGCGCAGGGCGGTTCCGCTCGGCTTTCACCCGATGATGTTGCTCTTGCTCGCTCCTACCGGGTGAAGGTTCCGACCGTCTGGGTGCAGTCCCCGTGAGGGCGGTCTCGGAGTACGTGGACCACGCGGCGTTCGAGGCGGGTTCTGTGGACTCGCACGGCAACCCGGTGGAGGCGTGGGCTACTGCGACTTCGGTGGGCGTGTATGCGTTCGATCCGGGGGCGACTTCGGAGCCCCGTGAACCGGGACGCGATCGTGTGGACACGTCCCCGACCGTCTACCTTCCGTCGACTGTCGTGTTCGGTGCGCGCGACCGGGTGACCGCTCGAGGCGTGCTGTACGAGGTGGAAGGCGTCACCCGTCAGTTCGTCCACCCCACTGATGCCGACCGGGCCGCGAACGTGGCGACACTACGGGCGGTGATCGGGTGAACGTCAAGTGGAAGTTCCACATCATCAAGGGCTACTGGGAGTTCCAGCGTCAGGCCGCTGTTGGTGAGGCACTGCTGGCCCGTGGTGAGGCTATCGCCGCAGCCGCGGGGGATGGCGTGGAGGCGGAACTTACACCGCGCCAGGCAGGCCGTCGTGGGACGCCGGTTGTCCGGGTTCGGACTGTCACGAACGAGGCGCGTGAAGCTGAGGCGCAGTCGCGCACGTTGACACGAGCTCTGGATGCGGGGCGGCAGTGATGGAAGCGATCAAGTTCCCCGACGTTGAGGCCCTGCTGGTCGAGTACCTGAACGGGTTGCTGGCGGAGCCGGTGTCCACGAAGGTTCCCTCTCCTCGCCCCGCGACATTCGTTCGCATCATCCGCACGGGCGGGTTCACCACGGGACTCGTCACCGACGAAGCACTCATCACGTTCGAGGCGTGGGCGGCAACCGAGCCGGCCGCGCAGGATCTCGCGCAGCGTGTGCGCGCATACCTCCGCGCGGTCGATGTTGTCGACGGTGTGCAGTTCTACGGGCCAATCAATCCGACTGGCCCGGTCAATCTTCCTGACCCTGCTACCCAGCAGGCCAGGTACACGGGCCTCGTGTCCGTGGGGGTTCGGGGATCAGCCATCTGACCTTCCCGAAAAGGTGACGGCGAATCATCCAATAGGGAGTTGCAATGCCTACTGCTGCAAATGTGCGCGTTGGCAAGCCGAAGTCTACGGGTGGCGTGTACGCGGGTGCGCTTGCGACTGCTGCCCCGACCGACGCCGCCACCGCGCTTGCTGTCGGTTTCGCTTCGCTTGGTTACGTCTCGGAAGAGGGCGTGACCCAGACGAAGGGGATCGAAACGGAAACGATGGTCGCCTGGGGCGGTGACGAAGTGCGGGTGATGAAGACTTCCGACGCGCTCTCGTATGCGCTGACGCTCATCGAAACGTCCCCCGCTGTTCTCGCCGAGTACTTCGGCGCCGACAACGTGGCGACGGTCGGGGATGTCACGACGGTCTCCGTCAACGGCACCGAGCTGCCGCGACGGTCTTACGTTTTCGAGCTTCTGGACGGGGACTCCGCGATCCGCGTGTACCTTCCGGTGGCGCAGATCACGAACACCGACGACATCACGTTCGTGGATGGCGAGCCCATCGGGTTCCCCATCACCATTTCGGCCTATCCCGACGAGGCCGGCAACAAGGCGTACTGGTTCCTCGAGGACGTGGGCGCCTAACCAAAGACATGGGGTGGGTGGAGAACTTCGCCGTCACGCCACCCACCCCAGCAGTACCTCAGGTGACGGCGGAAAAGGTGACGGCTGATGGTTTTTCAGGTTCCCCCTTCGAATGCGTCGAAGGATCAGAACAAGTTCAAGTTCGACATTGATGGCGTGGAGCATGTCATCCCAAAGCTGAAGTTCCTCCCGGTGGGTACCGCGGAGAAGCTGGCTGACCCTGAAGTGCTCGAGTCGGTGAAGATGCTGCTGCCCTTCCCCGAGGGTCCGGTGCGGGACGCGGTTCGCACGCTTGACAGCGAGCAGTTTCAGGCACTCGTTCAGGCATACCGCGACGATTCCGGCATCAGCGTGGGGGAATCCTCGGCCTCCTAGAGTTCGTTCGCGAGTTCGAGGAGGCCGTTGAGTTTCATCTGATCGTCCTCGGGTTGCGGCTGGAGTGGCTCGGCTCTGAGGCGCTGTCATGGCGTGATCTGTTGCTCATCGCGAAGTTCGCAGACCCGACGTCCGTTCTGTTCCGTGCCGTTCATGGGCATGTGTGGACCGACACGGAACAACTGTTGGCGATCGTGGCCGACAGCGTGCGCGCGGCGAACTGGCAGCGTGCGGGCGGCAAGGGCGGCAAGCCAAAGCCGCTGCCCCGCCCGAAGCCGAAGCCGCGGAAGTTGAGCCCCGACGAGATCCGCGACCTCGGGCGCGGTGTGGCACGTACCGGTGCGATGGGAACGGCCCGCGATATGTCCGATGTGAAGTCTTGGTTGGAGGCTAAGAATGGCCGCAGGCGTTGAGCTCGCAACAGCGTATTTCAGCCTCGTCCCTTCGATGGACGGGGTGGCTGGAGCTACGAAGCAGGGCTTCGGTGACAGTCAGATTGACAAGACTGCCGAGGAGGCTGGTAAGCGCACGGGTGGCCGGTTCACTGCCGGCGCGAGGGTAGCGATCACTGCGGGTGCTGCTGCGCTGTCGGCTGGCATCGTCAAGGTGTTTCAGACGGGCATGGAGGAGTTGAAGTTTGGTGAGCAGATCAGTGCTCAGACGGATCAGCTCATTGCTAACACGGGTGCGGCGTTCTCTACATCGTGGGTGGAGGATTACACGCTCGCGCTGTCGCAGGTGTCTGGCATCTCGGAGGAGGCGTTGCAGGAGGCGGGCAACAGCGTTCTCAAGTTTGGGGATGTGAGCCAGGGGAACTTTGAGCGTGCCGTGGACGCGATCAACAACATGGGTGCGGCTGGCAAGGACGTTAAGGGTGTTGGTGAGGCGCTGGGTAAGGCTCTCGCTGAGCCGGCCGAAGCTGCGGGGCTCCTGAAGCGTGCCGGCGTGATCCTCGACGACGAGCAGCAGAAACTTATCGACAGTTTCACTGCGGTTGGGGACAAGGCCGGCGCCCAGGCGGTGATTCTCGATTCGCTCGAGGGCACGTATGGCGGGATGGCTGAGGCGACCGGCGCAACTCTGACGGGCAACCTGAACAAGCTCGGCAACGCGTGGGAGAACACTGCGGCGATTGCTGTGGAAGCTCTCATGCCCGCGATCATGGGCATTGTCGACGTTCTTGGCACGGTGTTCACGTGGATTCAGGACAACGAAGGCATCATGCCTCTCCTCGCGGTAGGGGTCGGCATCCTCGCAGCAGCATTCATTGCGCTCAGCGTTGCGATGTGGGCGGCTTCGGTGACTCCCATCGGGTTGGCTATCGCCGGCATCGTGATTGCCATTGGTCTACTCATCGCGGGCATCGTCGCCCTGGTTATGAACTGGGACACGGTGGTGAAGTTCCTCTCCGACATCTGGGGTGGCTTCCTGGATTGGGTGACTTCGGTAACCGAGGGGTTCGTCTCCTGGTGGAACGACGTGTGGGAGGGCTTCGGCAACTTCCTCGCTGACATCTGGCGGAACATCGTTACGGGCATCGAGACGGCTCTTGGTTTCGTGAGCGCCATCATCGGCAAGGTGCTCGCCACGATCACCGGTGTGTGGGAGTCGATGTGGCAGGGGATGGTTGACTTCCTCAGCACTGTGTTCGCTGGCATTGTCGGGGTGGCGAAGGCTCCCATCAACGGGATCATTGCGCTCATCAACGGCGCCATCGAGGCACTGAATCAGCTCAGTGTGACGATTCCTGACTGGGTGCCGGTCATCGGCGGTCAGACGTGGGGTTTGAACCTCCCGAAGATCCCGATGCTCGCTGAGGGTGGCACCATCATGCGTTCCGGTTCGGTGATCGTCGGGGAGAACGGCCCTGAGTTGCTGCGGTTGCCGCGGGGGGCTTCGGTGGACCCGGATATCAGCGGCGCCGGCACTGGCGCTGGCATCGAGATCACGCAGAACATCTACCCCGCTGAGGGGATGAGCGAAAGCCAGATCGCCCGTATTGCTGCGGAGCGGTTGGCGTTTGCGGCTAGGGGCAACGGGTGAACGTGACAGTCGGCGGTCTCACGTTTGTATCCGAAGATGGCAGTGCTCCGACCTACGCGATAGATAAGGACGGTCTCAAGGGCTGGTTTGAGGGCGTGGAGATGCGTCGCGAGATCATCGCCCGCCCGAACGGCGACGGTGATTTTCCCACGCCTGGGCATCTCGGGCCTCGGCTCATCACTCTGTCGGGTGTCATCACGGCAGGCGATGATGCGGCGTTCGAGGTTGCGATGAAGGCGCTTGAGGATCTGCTTGCTGACGGCAGCATGGGCACGTTCTCAGTGGAGCAGGCGACGGGGACATACACGGCAGAGGTTGGCCGGGTGGGTTCCCCGGAAATCATCATCGAGAAGTACGGGGCCTGGGCGCGCTACCGGCTCGAGTTCTGGGCGCCTGATCCGACGAAGGAGCTGCTTCCGTGACGTGGTCCTTCAACATTTACAACACGCAGTCGGGTGCGCATGTGTTGACGCTCCCTGAGCCGAGTGCGGGGGAGTGGAACACGCGCCTGTCTGGTAAGGGTCGCGGCCGGCACGCGTTTCCGTTGTATGGGGCGGGGGTTTCGCGTGCTGATATTCGGGAGTTCACTACTGGCAACAAGTACACGATTGCGCAGGAGTGGGGTTCGCATGTTGCGTATGCGGGGGTGATTCAGCGGCCGACGTATACGAAGAAGACGCGGACTCTTGAGGTGGCGTCGGGTGAGCTCCGTGGTGCGTATCTGAATGATCGCATGTTGTACGGTGTGGACGCTTATCATCCGACGAACTCGATCCTTACTGTGTCGTCTCGGTCGCGTTCGGGTGCGGCGCGGGCGGTGCTGGGTCTTGCGACGTCGACTCCGGGGTTCGCGCTTCCTATTGATCTGCCTGCTGATGGGTCGGGTGGGTTCTCTGCGGACTGGAAGCATAGCGAACGGTTGAAGGTTGAGGATCATCTTCAGCAGGTTGAGGATGACGGTTGCGAGATTTACTTGCGACCGTACAAGTCGGGTTCGGCGTTGCGGTTTGAGACGGTCGTGGGGGCGCCTGGGGTTGAGATTGGTTCGGCGACTGCGATTGATCTGGCTGGGGACGATAGCCCGGTTCTGGATCTTCAGGTTTACACCGACTATGTGAAGCAGATGACGGGTGTGCTCGCGTTTGGTACGGGCGGTGCGTCGGCGCCGACAGCGTATGCACCTCTGTCGGGGTATCCGGGTGGGATTGGTATTCGTGACACGTGGATGACGTTCAGTGACATCTCTGACGTGACTCGGTTGCAGGATGCGGCGAACAACACGTATGCGTTTTTGCATGTTCCTACTGAGGTTATGTCGTTCGGGTTGCATGTGTACCCGGGTGGGCCGGCGTTTGCTGCACCGGGGCGGTTGCTTGAAGTTACGTCTACGGGTGATGAGTACATCCTTGATGGGCCGTACACGAAGCGTGTTGTGGGGTTGCGTGGCGACCTTGGTTTGACTGTGACACCGGAGGTTCAGGATGCCAGTTGATGACCCGTCTGATCTGAATGCTGGGGACCGGACACTGCGGAAGCGGGTTGAACGGCTTGAGGCTGGCACCGCGGACGGTGGGGATAGTGACCATGCGGGGTCTGCTGCGGATTCGACTCAGGTTGGTGATGATGCGGATGCGTCTGGTGTTGGGTCGTCCGCGTATGGGTTCCATGCTGAGGCGACCGGCACTGATTCGACTGGTGTAGGTAACTTCACTAACGCTGAGGGTGATAACTCGGTTGCGGTGGGGAAGTCTGCTACAGCTCTGGCGTCTAGTGGCACGGCTGTTGGTCATGGTGCGTATGCGCAGAATGTGTCGGCGACGTCGTTGGGTGCGTTTGCGAACGCGTTGCATGACGACAGCACTGCTATTGGTACGGGTGCGGATACGACGGCTACGGATCAGATCATGTTGGGTACGTCGGGGATGACGGTGGTGGTTCCGGGTACGTTCTCGAACCCGTCCGCGCGCAGGTTGAAGCGGAACATTGTGCCGGCGCCGTGTCTGAGGTCGATCTTCCCCACCCAGTACGAATGGGAGTACATCGCTGACGAGAAGCATCGGCGTCACGTCGGGCCTATCGCTGACGAACTGCTCGGCACTGACGCGGAACGGTTTCTGACGTTCGATGATGACGGGGCTGTGGCGGGGATCGACAAGCTCGGGCTGTACGGCGCGCAGATCGCCGTGCTACTGGCGCGCATTGAAGCTCTTGAAGAGGAACTGAGGGGACGCAATGGCTGAGCTGGCTCAACTGCCTGGGGTGCTGGATCTTCGCATCTACCGGGGTGATGACTCGAACTTTCAGGTGACGATCACGGACACGGAGTCTGGTGACCCGTTGGTGTTGCCGACGACGGGGTGGCGTGCGCAGGTGCGTCTGGATACTGCTGTGACGAGCCCGGTGTTGTTCTCGTTGACGGTGGACGCGTCGGATGCTGCGACTGGTGTCATCGGCCTGTCGGTTGTGGGTACGGATACGGCTGAGCTTGAGGGTCCGGTGTACTGGGATTTGGAGAACACGGACCTGGACCGCACGTACCTGGCGGGGAAGATCAAACTGTCGGGGCAGGTGAGCCGCGATGAGTGATATCACCGTAGCGGTCACCGCTCAGCCGGCCATCAGCGTTGAGGTGACGAACGCGGGGGCTACCGGGCCGGATGGTCCTGCTGGTCCTGTCGCGGTCTCCGCGGATGACGGCAACATTGCGGTCCTTGGGTCTGACGACCTGATCTTTGTTCCGGAGTCGGGTGGGGGCGGGGCGGTTGATTCCGTCGCTGGCAAGACCGGTGTTGTGGTTCTTGAGAAGGCTGATGTTGGTCTCGGGAACGTGGACAACACGGCGGACGCGGACAAGCCTGTCAGCACGGCTACAGCGACCGCTCTGGGCGGTAAGTCGAACACGGGGCACACTCACGCGCAGTCCGACGTTACGGGGCTTACAGCGGCGCTGAGCGCGAAGGCTGACGCGGCCTCGGTGACGACTGCTCTGGCGGGGAAGTCCGATGTTGGGCACACGCATGCGCAGTCTGATGTCACAGGGCTGACCGCAGCACTCGCGGGGAAGTCGGACACCGGGCACACGCACACAGCATCCAACGTGACGGACTTCAACACGGCTGCGGACGCACGTGTCGCGGCGGGCATCATCGTTGCCGGTACCGCGAACAACCCGCACACCACGCAGGGCGCCGCACGTAACAGCGCGCTTCCGAAGAACTTCTGGCAGTACACGGGCACCGAGGGTGTCGATGACCCGACGAACGCTGCCCTTGGCGACGAATGGATTAGTGCCTGATGGTTCAGCGGTGGGCGGTTGCGACAGGCAACTGGTCGAGCACGGGGACGTGGGACGGTGGGACGCTCCCGGGGTCGACGGATGATGTGTACGCGAACGGCTTCACTGTCACCATTGATCAGGATGTGGTCGCGAACTCGCTGAACATCGTGGCCGGGACTACAGCGGTGCAGGGTGGCGCGTTCCAGTGCTCGACGACGCGGACTATTGCGTTGCAGCAACTCCAGGTGGGGCTGTTCTCTGGGGCGAGTGCGCACATGCTGCTGCTTTCGGGCGGTTCGGTCACGTTGTCAGTCGCGGGCACGATGTCGGGTGATGGTTCCTCGGGTGGCGCCGAGCCGCGGACTGTAGCGATCTCCGGTGGGACGCACACGATCTCTGCGGGGACTTGCACGGGCGGGCTCAGCCCTGCTATCGAGATGACGGGCGGCGCGGCGACATTCACGGGGAATGTCGATGGGGGCACGCTCTCGCAGCCCGCAATCGCGTTGGTGACGGGCTCCCCGGCGCTGACTGTCTACGGGGCGGTTACTGGCGGGACGACCGCGGTGGGGATTCAGGTCACCTCCGGCATCCTCCGTCTGGACGCGGAACTCGTCTATGGTCCGACAGGTGTTGCTCCGGTGAACGGTGGGCCGAGCGCTGGCGGGATCGTGTTCATGCGTGACGGGGCGAACCTTGCAGTCACCGCGCCATCCGATGATGACTGGCCCGGCGTCTCGGGTGCCCCGCTCACACTCACTGAGGGTGGTGGCGGCGGCGGGGTTGACCCAAAGCGCTACCTGCTGACAGGCGCCGGCTGGGTACCCATCCAGTAATCCGAGATTCGTTCAGGTCCGCTGTATCAGGGGTTGGTGTATCTGCTCGTAAGGGTCATGGGCGAACATCTTGTGAACCGTAACGACAACCAGTACACTTCACGCATGGAGACCACAATGGACGTCGACACCAGCATCTTCCCCGC